CTGGCGGGATTGGACAGAACGCAATCGCCAAGCCGAGGAAAAGGCCGCCAAGGCCAATGCCGAGGCCCGCGCCAAAGAAGAGGCATGGCATGCCAAGCTGGCCGATTACGGGCAAGCCAAGGCGAAGCTGAAGGTGCCGGACTATGAGGAAGCAGAGGAACGCATTCAGCAGCTTTTCGACGTGACGCAACAGGGCGTAATGATTGCCGGCGCCGATAACCCGGCCTTGCTGGTTTACGCCTTGGGGAAGCATCCCGCCAAGGCCAAGGAATTGGCTGCCATCAAAGACCCGGTGAAGTTCGCCTTTGCCGTGGCCAAACTGGAAACCCAAATGAAAACCACGTCCCGCCCCCGCGCCGCCCCGCCACCGCCAGAAACGCCTCTCCAAAGCACGGCGCCTAGCCGTAGCGCGACGAACGCTACACTGGAAAGGCTGGAGGAAGAGGCGCTCCGCACTGGCAACCGGACCAAGGTGGCAGCTTACAGGCGCCAATTGGCAACGCAAGGCAGAAAATAATTGACAAGGCGGCGGCTTGGGGCGTAAATGGTCACAAGTCGCCGTTTATCGGCGCCGCTGCCGGGCAGCGTTAAGTCCCGAGACGACCGGCCGCCGCATGGCCCTATATGCGAGACATGGCAGCAATCCCATATCTCAAATGAGGTCCATACCCTATGGCAAACAGCTTTTCAAAGGAAGAGCGCGTAGCTTTCGACGAGCTACTGGCCGGCTTCCAAGATGCTTTGGTGCTTTCGAGCAATGTCAGCATCTACAATACCGATCAAGCCATGATGGAGCGTACCAACGACACCATTTGGCGCCCGCAGCCCTACATCGCCGTGTCCTACCAGGGCACCGATATGAGCGCGAATTTCGACGATTACACTCAGCTTGCGGTGCCAGCGCAGATCAATCGCTCCCATGCCGTGCCGTGGGTGATGACCGCGAAGGAATTGCGCGATGCGTTGCAGGAAGGCCGGATTTTCGACGCGGCCAAGCAACGCCTGGCTTCGGACATCAACTTGGCGGTGATGAACGTCGCAGCCTTCCAGGGCACGCTTTTCGTGAAGCGCGCTTCAGCCGCTTCCGGCTTTGATGATTTGGCGCAGGCGGACGCCATCATGAACGAGCAAGGCGTGATGGATAGCGACCGATATATGGCGCTCTCCAGCCGGGACTATAACGGCATGGCGAACAACCTGGCAGCCGTGACCCGTACTTTCGGGAACAATATCTCTGACCCGGCCTTGCGCCGCGCCTATGTTGGCCCGCTGGCCAGCTTTGAGACCTACAAGCTGGACTATGCGGTCCGCAAAGCGGCTGCGGCTGGCGGCGCTGGTATCACGATGGACACCCGCGCTTCTGCCGGCAACTATTGGGTGCCGCGCGCCACCAGCGTTGCGGTGACGGGCGAAGTGTCCAATGTGGATAACCGCCGGCAAGTGATCACAGTGAGCGCCACGGCTAACGTCGCGCCGGGTGATGCGTTCACCATTGCCAACTGTGAGGCGCTGCATCACATCACGAAGGGCAGCACGGGAGCCCTTAAGACCTTCCGCGTGATTTCGGTGCCGTCTGGCACTACGCTGGAAATCAGCCCGCCGATCATCAGCAACCAGGGCGGTTCGGATGCTGAAGCGCAGTATCAGAATGTCGCGTTCACATCGACCGCTTCCAATGCGGCCATCGTGTTCCTGAATACTGCCGCAAACTTCATGAACCCCTTCTGGCACAAGGATAGCATCGAAATTCTGCCGGGCCGTTATGCGGTGCCGAGCGATGCTGGCGCAGCCGTCATGCGCGGTTCCACAGATCAAGGCATTGAGCTTGTCATGTCAAAGCAGTTTGACATTGACAATCTCAAGGTCAAGTACCGTGTGGATACGGTGTTTGGCGTGGTGAATAAGCAGCCGCAAATGAGCGGCGTCATGATGTTTTCGCAGCCGTAAGGAGTTATCGAAATGGCATCCTTTTTCGTTCTTCCCTTCGGCACCAGCGCGGATATTACTATTCCCGCCGGCGAAAGCCTTGCCGTCGCGTGTCAGGGTCAGGCGCAGGTTTTCCGCCAGACGGGCTTTCCGAATTACCCGGAAACCACGACGCTTATCGGGACTGTGGTGAATGGCCAGACGGTGTTTGGTCCCTTCACCCCAGCCGCTACGCTTATTGTTGAAGCGTCTGGCGGCGTGACTTCCTTTTATGAAATTGGCACGGCGCCGCAAGTGCAGACTGGCCGGCTGATTTCTGGGGTTCAGGCCGATCCGGTGAATATCGCCGATGGCGGGTCAATGGCCTACACGCCAGCCTCTATTTTGGGTGGTTTGGTGACTGCAACGCCAACGGCTGGCCGGAACATTCAGCTTCCGACCGGCGCGGCAATGGAATTGGCAAGCAGCTTTGCGATCAACGACTTTTTTGATTGGTCAGTGATCACGCTTGCCGCCTTTGCGCTTACTACTACGGCGGGCGCTTCGGGCCATACGATTGTTGGTTCCGGCGCCACGGCGGCAACGTCCGGCTCTGCGGCGCGCTTCCGCACCCGCAAGACGGCGGCGGATACCTTCGTCACCTATCGCATCGGGTGACGCAACGGGGCGGGCTTTGCGGCCCGCCCTTTCACCATGGAGGGCGAAATGCCTTTGACCAAGGGTTACTCCAAGGCTTCCATTTCCAAGAACATCAGTAAAGAAATGAAGGCCGGCAAGCCGCAAAAGCAGGCCGTTGCCATTTCTTTGAATACCGCCCGCACGGCTGCGATGAAAGCCGGTAAGCCCGGAAAGGCACCGAAAAAGGCATGATCACTGAATTTCCCGCGTTGGTTTACCGCTGCCCTGGCCCGCATGATGGCCCGCCCGGCAATACCTATGCGACGCTTTCTGTGGACGGGCCAGAGGCGCTTGCAGAGGCTTTGCGCATTGGGTGGCATTGGTCCCTTGATGATGCAGCGCGCGGCCTTGTGGCGCAGCCGAAAAAGGCGCCAGAGGATGCTCCAGAGCCTACGCGCGCCGATCTTGTGGCGCAGGCTGAGGCCCTTGGGATTGACGTTGATGGCCGATGGTCTGAGCGGCGCTTGCGGCGAGAGATTGACGCGGCGGTGAAGGCTGCCAGCCTGTGAGCTACACCAAGCGCCAATTCATCCAAGCGGCTTTTGAAGAGATAGGCTTGGCTGCCTATACCTTCGACATTACGCCGGACCAGATGGATAGCGCGCTGCGGCGCTTGGACGCCATGATGGCGACATGGAACGGCAAGGGTATTCGCCTTGCGTATCCTTTGCCTGGAAGCCCTGAATATACGGGGCTTGATGAAGAGACATTCGTTCCTGACAGCGCATGGGAAGCGGTAATCAGCAATTTGGCGCTGCGATTGGCGCCGGCCTATGGGAAGCAAGTGGCGGTAGAGGTGAAAACCTCTGCCCGGCAAGGGTATGAGGTGCTTTTGGCCCGCGCCGCCGCGCCGCGAGAAATGCAATTCCCCGGCACCATGCCAAGCGGCGCCGGTAACAAGCCATGGAATAGCGATGATCCGTTCTTCCCCGCGCCGGAAGAGGCAGTTTTGACAGGGCCGGAAGGCCCGCTGGAGTTCTGACCATGCCCACGATCAACCAGCTTCCGGTTTTGGCGCAGTTTTCTGGGGGCGACAGCATCCCGGTTTATTCCCCCACGAATGGCGATGCGCGGCGCGCGTCCATCACTTCCTTGATTGAGTATTTCCAGGCAAATTTTGCTGATCCAAATTACCTGACAATCATCAACGCCCCGACCAATTCAGGGTTTAACATTCAGCTCGGCACGCAAACCCAAAACGTGTTTCTGATCATCAACCCGACTGGCGCTTTTGCGGCTGGCACCATTACCTTGCCGCCGGTGGCGTCATGCTTTGACGGGCAGGAAATTCTTGTGGTTTCGTCCCAAAGCATTGCTGCGCTTACCGTGAACGGCAACGGCGGCACGTTGCTTGGAACGCCTGGCGCGCTTGGCATTGGCAGCTTTTTCACGATCCGGTTCAATCGCCTGCAATCCACCTGGTACACGCTTTCAAGCAATACCGGCTTCAACTTTGGCAGCCTGACGCTTTCCACCGCGATCAATGACGTGAATGGCAATGAGCTTTTGCGCGTGGCTGCCACGGCGGCGGCGGTGAATGAGGTCACGCTTACCAATGCGGCGGCGGGTGGTGCGCCGAGCCTGAGCGCGACCGGCGGCGATACGAATATCAGCCTGAACCTTGTGGCCAAGGGAACGGGTGCGGTGCAGGCTGGCGGCGTCCCTGTGGCAACGACCACAGGCGCGCAAACCCTGACCAATAAGACGCTCACGACGCCGGTGATGGCGACAATGCTTGTCGGCGGACAGACCGTAACTATTCCTGCCGCAACAGATACGCTTGTCGGGCGCGCCACGACTGACACCCTGACCAATAAGACGTTTTCCGGGGCTGTCCTGGGCACGCCCGTAAGCGGAACCCTGACCAATTGCACGGGCCTGCCGATCGCAACGGGCGTGAGTGGCCTTGCTGCGCTTGTGGCAGCTTTCTTGGCCGCGCCTTCCAGCGCCAATTTTGCGGCCATGCTGACTGATGAAACGGGCACTGGCGTTAATGTGTTCAGTCAGCAGCCCACCATTACCGGCTTGCGGCGCGCGGCGCCTGTGACCAAGGTGGCGGATTTCACGCTTGCCGATGCTGAGGATTTCATCATCAATAATAAGCCGGCGGCGGCTTGTGTGGTGACATTGCCGGCGGCGGCTTCCTATAGCGGGCGCGTGGTGACGTTCAAGACGGTGCAGGCGTTCGCCATCAATAGCGCATCTTCCAATGTGGTGCCGCGCGCTGGTGGCGCCGCTGGCACGGCAATCGTATCCGGCACCGCCGGGAATTGGGCCGAGCTTGTGAGCGACGGTTCCAATTGGGTAATCATGGCCGGGAGCTAAGGCAATGGCTGACATTAAGAAAAGCTACAATGACGTTGTGCGCCGCAATGTGGATATGCTGGACGGCACCCATGCCGAGGTGATTGCAGCGATTTCGCAAAACATCACGACAAAATTTCGTGATGCTTTTGAAAGCTACGATCCGATCTCGGGCGGAAAGTGGGAGCAAAGCAAGGCCGTTGGCGATTTGATTTGGGTGAATGGAAATGCCGCCGCTGCCAGTTATCTTGTGATTTCGCTTGACCCGTTGACTGCCGGGACTGAAACATCAATTGAAAGCCGCTTGAATTTTGGCCTTCCTGTAGAGATTTCTTTTGGCGCGCATATGTCGCAGCGCACACTGGGGCAAGAATTTGCTGTTGAGGTTGTGGATACGCTGCCTGTCTTGCCTGATGTTCCATTGCTGGAAATTGCGTCAATCACGCAAGCTTTGTCAGTGCTTACGGTTGACACTGTTCTGCCGCATGGTTTGAGCGTCGGTAAAAGTATCGGCATTACCGGATGTTCTAATGCGGTAGCCAATTACCCGGCTTTGGTGGTGGCATCTGTTCCGAGCCCTACGCAATTCACGGTCACAGCCGGCCCTGGCGGCACGATTGCATCGCAGACCATTACCAATCCAGCGGGCGCCAAGGGCTTTGTCTTTTCCCGCGAAAGGTTTGGCCGTTCTCAAAATGGCGTTTCGCAAATTTTTGAAAATTCTACCGTTACCAATGCCAGCTTGTATATCCGGGCTGAGGCTGGCGATGCGCTTCCTTCCGGTATTATCGCGGACAATCATTCGGTCACTGTCGGAACCACGGCAAGCGTTGCGCTTGTGACATCGCCGTATCAATACGCTTTCAGGCCAACGACTGAGTTTCGGTTTTTTGCACAAGTTGACCGGGTGCAATGGGCGGATAGCGCGGTTGAGGCTGTAGCGCAAACCACATCGCGCTTGCTCCGCACGCAAGTGTGCCCCGATCCATCGCATGAATACAAGTTCCGTATTCGCGGCACAAACAACGCATCCCTGACGGTGCCTAACGCGCAAATTGTGAGTGCGGTCAAAACTGGCACAACAACCGCTACCATCACTACTGACCGCTCGCATGGGTTGGTGGCGAATGATCCTGTGGTGATCTACGGTATTCGTGACCAAGCGGCTGCGTCCTTTCCAAACCTGGCAACGGCGACGGCGGTTGCTTCGGTTGTGGATGATTTGACGTTCACCATTGTTATCGGCACGGCAAGCACGGTTACAAGCTACGGCGGGTACGTCGCTAAGGTAAACGGCGGCAACCTCATGTCTTCCCTTGGTGCGGTTGCCCAGGTGGCGCAGAGCGCGACGCTTTCCACCTTGGCGGATGGCACTCGGCAGCTCGTGCTTGTTGGTTCTGCCAACTGGGCAGCGCCTGCGACGACCATTGGTGATATGCTGGAATTGGTTGGGTGCCGTGATATTGCGACTGGCGCTACCCTTGGCCTTGATGGTCCTTGGCAAATTGCCAATGTTGCCACAACAAACTTGACTTTGGTTCTTCCGTATTCTGGCCAGCGCACTTTGCCGGTTGATTTTGGCACGACAAACTGCGGCGGCGGTTTGATCCGGCGCACTTGCTTCCGCCTTAGCTTTGTGCGGATTTTCGACTATAAGCGTGAGCGGGTTGAGATGCTTGCGCGCCCTGCCGGGGATTTAGCAGCGGCTGTGCCTGTTTCGATCCAAGGCGGTTCATTGTCTTCGGTTTCTTCCGTAACTAACGCTGGTACCCCGGCGGTCCCTGCAACGCCGTATTTCGTCAATTCGTTGGCATCCACAAATGCGGCCTTAGTGCTGACTGGCACGTCTGGGCTTTGTGCGTTGTGGGCTTCCAACATTGGCGCCACTGACGCTTTTGTAAAACTGTTCAATAAAGCAACGGCGCCTGTGCCTGGAACAGACGTGCCGGAAATGATTATCCCCGTACGCGCCGCCGTTGCTGGCGTTCCCGGTGTTGCGGAAATCTCGCCCGGCTTTAACGCCTATCGTTTCCCGCTTGGGCTTGGCATCGCCATTACCGGAGCGGCTGCTGATAGCGATACCACGGCGGTTGCCGCCGGGCAGGTCAAAGTCAAACTGTCGAGGACGGTGTGATGACAATTCCCCCTGTTTGGACAATCATTTCGGAAAACGCGCCTTATTACACGGTGAGCGTCAAGTTCAACGGCTGCGATTTCGAGCAGACAATTATTTGCACCGAAACGGGCGATAAGTTGACTGCCGCGATTGAAAAATACGCGGCGGAATATGCTGAAGCTTGGCACGAATTGCCCGAGACTGGCGGCGAATAAATGCCGGAGGTGCCGATCTTGAATGGCATCTATGCGGATAGCGCGGCGGATTTCCGCGTGGCGCTACCGGTCAACCTTGTTCCTATCCCGACTGGCGCTGGTATTTCGGGCAGCTATCTTCGGCCTGGCGATGGCTTGGTTCAACTTGGGACAGGCCCAGGTGCTGATAGAGGCGGGATTGAATGGCGCGGCCAATGCTATCGCGTCATGGGTTCGCGCCTGGTTCGGATAGATGCAAGCGGAGCCCTGACCGATATTGGCGATGTTGGCGCGGGCGGTCTTGCATCCTTTGATTACAGCTTCGACTATCTGGCCATCGCATCCGCTGGGCGCTTGTATCTTTACAATGGTTCCACGCTGCAACAGGTGACTGATCCAGACTTGGGCACCGTGCTAGATGTGATTTGGATTGACGGTTATTTCATGACCACAGATGGTCAGTTTTTGGTGGTTACTGAATTGAATGATCCATTCGCCGTTGATCCGCTCAAATACGGATCGGCGGAAATTGACCCTGATCCCGTCAAGGGGCTGATCAAGTTTCGGAACGAGGTTTACGCGCTCAACCGGCATAGCATCGAAGTCTTTGACAATGTGGGCACGGCGGGTTTCCCGTTCCAGCGCAATGAGCGCGCGGTGATCC